CGTTTTATGTTACAATACATTATTGACAACAAATTTATCTAAGGTGGTAATATGAAATATGTGTTAATAGACACAGCAAACTTATTTTTTCGTGCTAGACACGGTGCTTTTCGTGCTAGCGATACTTGGGAAAAAATTGGATTTGCCCTTCATATTACCCTAATGGCCGCTAACAAAATGGCCCGACGCTTTGAAGCTGATCACGTGGTGTTTGCCTTAGAAGGGCGAAGCTGGCGTAAGGACATGTATAAACCCTACAAAAATAACCGTGCTGTAGCCCGTGCTGCTCTAACAGAGGAGCAAGCAGACGAAGATAAAATGTTTTGGGAAACCTATGATAATTTGACTAAATACTTGAGTGAGAGGACCAACTGTAGTGTAATACGTTGTCCAACCGCAGAAGGCGACGATATCATAGCTCGCTGGATTGCTTTACACCCCCAAGACGAACATGTAGTAATTTCAAGCGATACTGACTTTGTACAGTTACTTGCATCTAATGTTAAACAATACAACGGCATTACCGACGAGTTACATACAATAGAAGGAATCTTTGATGCTAAAGGTAAACAAGTCATCGACAAGAAAACTAAGGAACCTAAAAAAGTGCCGGACCCGCAATGGTTACTTTTTGAGAAGTGCATGCGAGGCGATTCGTCTGACAATGTTTTTTCAGCGTTTCCTGGAGTGCGTACAAAAGGCACCAAGAACAAAGTTGGCTTACAGGAAGCGTATGCTGATAAAGACAAAAAAGGATATAACTGGAACAACATGATGTTACAACGCTGGGAAGATCCAGATGGTGTAGAACATCGTGTGCTAGATGATTATGAACGCAACAGAACACTAATTGACTTAACAGCACAACCTGAAGAAATTAAACAAGTAGTGGACGCCGCAATACGTGAACAGATCAGTCACAAGGACATTGGCCAAGTTGGTGTGCGATTTATGCAGTTCTGTGGCAAGTATGAATTGAACAAGTGCAGTGAAAGTGCCGACAGCTTTGGTCGTTGGCTAAATGAAACTTACAAAGGCGTACTAAGTGAAACTCATGTATAACATTCTGACCATTGGCATTTCTTTAATTGTAGCTGTGTCAATTGTGGTGCTGGCCGGTATACGAGATAATACCATACCAGAAAGAAAATTTGATTGCCGACTGTTGATCGGTGGTTGGCACCCAGACGTGCCAAAAAATGAAATAGAAAAATGTCGAAAAGGAGTCCCAAATGACTATAGTAGCAAAACCAATTATCGATAAACAGTTTTGGATCTTACAAGAAAACGATCGCAAGGTCGGTAACATTGAAGCATGCGATGGCGGATTTCAAGTCAAGATCAATAATCAAGTAGCACAGTTCAAAACAATTCGTATGGCAGCACAACGGGCCAACATACAATTTGAATCGTCAATTATTGTTTCCAAACCCAAGATGAAAGTCAATGCCAATCTAGTGCATGGATATCCTACCTCAGGTAGAACATATAATCCTATGTGGGATGTCAAAATGAAACTGCCAATCTATACCAAGACAAATAAAAGTAAAAGTTGGTTTGCGGCTGGTTGGTATCAAGTTAAAAAAGGACGTTCGTGGTCTGCGGTTCAAGATCCCAAACTAATAGCACTACAACGCTATCCTTATGCTGGACCGTTTTACACAGAGAAAGAAGCCCATGAGCATTCATTTACAAAAGTTTGTTGATCGTGTACGTGGGTCTGAAGCCCGCGGTGCCAAAGATTTTACTATGAGCATGACCGAAGCAAAAGACCTACATGCCGACATCACCAGACTGCTAATAGACCTTCAAAACCTACGCGAACAAGCAGCAACTGCACAACAGGACCAAGTAATTACTGTAGAAATGGACGGCGGAAAGTTCTAAAATATACCTATATTTTGGCATAAATAAAATATAGGAGTATAACGATGAGCAGACCTAAACCAAATGTGTTGGTTGAACTAACCAACAAAAGCAATTACAAAACAGAACAAGTGCTGGCCAGCGAGGGTATCTGGACAGTGTTCTATGATGCCAAGCCTATCAATCTCAAGACTTCTAATCTCTTGGTTCAATATCCTGGACCCAAGTATAAAAAAGTTTCATTTTCAAATCCAGGCCATGCTATCAATCTGGCCAAAAAACTCAACGCACAATTCAAGTCTGACAAGTTTAGTGTAGTACTACTCCGAGACGGTCAAACAGTTTATCCGTGAAGTGCGTAACAAACAACAACTTACCGAAGAACTAGTCAAACAACTGGATCCAGATCTAGGTGTAACAGCCAAGCGGGCCATGCCGTCGTGGTGGTTCAACATTAGAAAAAACGGCGGCATGAGATTGACGGGCCCTGGATATAAAATTTTTTGCGAAGAGTTGGATTTGGCTCGCTACGAATTTGCCATTGACGATCCGCACAGTTTTAATCAGCACACAATTTTAGATCTAGATAAAAAAATGCAAATGCCTTATTATATACATGCAGTCAAGGGCATACCCAAGAAGATTGTATTTTTTGGCAGCCGTGAAGCAGTTATGGTAAATTTATACGGCGATTTAAAAAAATTCTTAGAAAATTATAACACATGATACTAGTTTATTCCGACAGCGAAAATTTGGATCTTGAATGGATTCCAAAACTAAATTTACCACCACCGTGTCGTGTAGTACACAGCTTCTTAGAATATCGAGACACACCGGCTGATTACAAGATTGGCATGACCACGCACAGATTACACTGTACCTATGACGAAAACTGTCCGGCCTATCAAGGCTTTGAAGAAAAAATTATAGCCCTGAGTGACGCCAGTGACATAGTGTTTACCATCGAAAGCGAACTACACAACTATCACTGGACCATGTGGGATCAATGCCACAGAGATAATGTGTACTGGGTATTACCCGGTGCTGTAAATGATCGCGAAGATATGAACAGTCACATCATTTACTGGGGTGATTGGTTTAAAACTACTACAATATTGTATCGTGCCTTGCCAGAGATTGTGGCTAAGTTTATGCCTTTTCAACCCAAGCCCAAGAGCTTTGATGCGTTGTTGGGTTGTCCTAAACCGCATAGAGACTTTGTAGCTAATGCTATTAAGCAATCCGAATTCCAAGATCAATTTGTATTGAGTTATGGCGGAGCATGGAAGGATACTGAATTCTATGCCAAAGATTATTTTATCTGGGAACCAGGCTGTGAACCCGTTGTCAACATTGTTGGTACAGCTGACGAAGTACGTTACTATGGGCAACACTGTCATCTCAGTCAAGTTATACCGTTAGAAGTGTTTAACTCAACTGCCTACAGCATTATTGCCGAAACAGATCACGACAACACACTGAGTTTCTATAGTGAAAAAACAGCCAAGCCCATGATAGCCCGCAGACTGTTTGTGGCATTTACAGGTTATAAGTTCTTACACAATCTACGCAGGCTAGGATTTAGGACCTTTGATGGCATCATTGACGAAAGTTATGATTTGATTGCAGATGATCAGGAACGTTATCGTGCTGCATTTGCACAGGTTGAGCGTCTTTGTGCTACATCACAGTCTGAAATACTGCCAGTAATTGCTGACACGGTTGAACACAATTACCAACTGTTAATGAACACAGATTGGACACAGTTTGCTGCCAATCATGTGCGGGCTCAAATTCAAACTATATTTAAATGATCGCTGACTAGCTGTGCCCAGGCGGTGTGAGTTTGTATGCCAGGATGAAAATTGTCACCGTGGTAGTCTGAAATTTCTTTGGCCATTTCGTAGATACCATCTCGATTGCTATTTCTAAAAATCCACTGTGACCAATCAATGTTGTTGATTAATGGACGTAGCTCGGGATATTTTAATACTCCAAAATCACCATTAGGGCTACAATAATCGCCATGATGCCAATAATTAACATAACTCATAAACTTATAAGGAATTTTTTTTGCACGTAAAAATTCTTGACACTTTATGATCTCAATGAGGTTAGTATGGGCTAAACTGACATCATTGCTAACCATATACAGACCTTTGAACAACCGTTGCATGTCAGGGTTTTCTGTCCAGGGTCCATAAAAGCCACCACTAAAAATATACCCTAACTGGTTTGGACAACTTTCTACTCTACGATAAAATCCAAAATCATCAAACATTTTGTGCCAGGTTGGATTTGTTAGATCAGTTAAAAAATCTATTCTGCTTACTCCAGACCACATGATTAACACCTGGTCAACATCAGGATTTTCTAAAATATATCTTACTACACCATTAGCAATGTAGCTATTCCCAGCACCTGGTTCGGCTAAATTTTTTATTGCAAAATTGGGTCTTAAAGTCTGTAGATGTGCCGGCCAACAAATATTTTTTTCGCTGCCGGGCTCTTCGGGCCAATGAGTAAAGCTACATCCAGAAATTAGTGTTTTCATAGCAAATATTTATTGACAAATCTCTGTTGTTAGTTTATACTGTAACTTAGGGCCTTTAGCTCATTAGGTTAGAGCAAACGACTCATAATCGTTGGGTGGTAGGTTCAAATCCTACAAGGCCCACCAAATTTTGTATTAAATAATACTCATGAATAATATACTCGAACAAAACGATCAACTTGGCTTCTATATGGTAGGAGAAGAAAAACATCATATAAAACCCCGGGCATTGATCAGAGCCACAGAAACTGGACATTTTCCCGAATGGAATTTTAATCGAGAAGCATTTGAAAAATTTCCCTGGCATGTTGAACCTGAAACCAATCTTCGAGAATTATATCGCTTACGGGCACAACAGATTAGAGACAAATACGATTATATTAGACTTGAAGTATC